AGGAACACCAGGTAAAACAATTAAGCCCAAGTAGCGCAATCGGTAGAGGCAACAGATTCAAATCCTGTAAAGTGTGAGTTCGAATCTCACCTTGGGCACCACTTATTTTGTTTTGTATTGCATGATCATAGCCATTGCTTGATCCCTTGCATCTTCTCTAGCACTCAATTCCTTCTCAGATGCGCTTACAAAAGGTTTTGTTGCACATGCTGTTATGAATATTGCTGAAGCCAAGATTAATATTATTTTCATTTCAATTCCTTTTTTGAGTTATTTTTTTGTATACAATAATCCACTTGCAATAGATAATACTGTCCGTGCAGTTTCAACTTCTTCGATTTTTTCTTTCCAGCCTACACTTATCTGACCAATGAAGATACCCGGCTCTGCCGGTACGCTAATTCTACACATAAACGCCACTCCGCTCTTTTTATAGAGAAACCCTATAAAACTTTGTGGTCGTAGATATTCGCTACACGGTATCTTACCCGACATCAATTCGATGACATCATTATTGTTATCGTAATTTTTTGTGAGTAGACCTACGTCATATCCATCATAAGTCTTTATTCTTCCAGACCTTGTCACTAGATATGCAAGCTTTCTAGTATTGAGTAGTGTATTGACTTCATATATTCCTACTAACTCCGCTTCACTATTTGCAAAGATAAAGTTCACAGCAGCTTCATAATTGCCATTCATTCTAGGTAAAGCTTGTTGAGCGCGATATGATGCCATGAATGCATCTTTTTCGCTATAAACTATCCATCCACAAAGCCCAAATAACGAAAGTAATATTACAGTAAATAATCTAAATCCACTTTCGCCTATCCATGTTAATAGGCTAAGTAGTAGGTCTTTGATCTTGTCCATTTTTGGTATCCAAGTTACATACAAATGAGGTTACAGCCATGTTACCATAGACATGCGCTGCGGTTCTAATCATATCCATCAAAGGATCGACTGCAATCAATAATACTAAGACTGCCTCACTTGGTAATTTCAACAGATCACATACAATTGCAATTGTAGCGACTGTAAGTATCCCTGTTGTTCCTGCACTTGCTAAACCTGCTAATATGCTTCCAAATAGCACGATCAAGAATCCTATTAGACCTAATGTAGAATTGTATATTGAAGCAATAAAGATTGTTGCAATCGCATAATACACAATGCTACCTATTCGATTGACAGTAAAGCTTAACGGTATTGTAAGTTCTACACCTGCTCGGTTGAATCTCAGACGGTGCAATGATTCTTGAGCATATGGGATGCAAGCTAAAGCACTACGGGTACTGATTGCAACGATCATCGTATCTTTGACTGCATTGATTACTTGCATGACACTAGCTTTTGCTCTCCAACACAATACTATTGTTGCTAAGATGATCATTATCAAACCACCTATAGCCTGTTGATATATAAATTCAAACATCGTAGTGAATATACCAACACCAACTTTTCCTACTTGACTACTGATCATTGCAAGCAATGCAAACGGTAAGAAGTAGTTCAAGAATTTGAATATGCTAATCGATGCTTGTTGAACACTCGTTAGCATATCGACCATTATTACTTGACCTGGGCTTTTTATATTGCCCATAGCAATACCAAATATCAGACAGAAAATAACGATCTTCAAGCTTTCGCCCATGTCTAGACTTCTGAAGATGTTCTCGGGTATGAACTTTTCTGCCATCTGCATGGGACTAACATCTACAGTAGGAGGCATTGGTTCTTTCAAAGTGATGTTCAAATCACCATTTTGATCTTTGTCGTTTACTAATGCGCCTAATTGAACTTTCTTTTCGATAGACATTTCAGACCCAAGAATCCCAACTGTACTCACACCCACGACTCCTGCTATAAACATACTAGCGCAAAATCCTACTATCATACGATGGATCATTGCAGCACTACCCTCTTTCTGCAATAAACTTATTACACCCACTAAGATTGTTGCTAATAGAAAAGGTAATACTACGACTTTAAGTAGACTGATGTAGATGCCACCGATGCTACCAAAATGCATACTTTCAGTAGGAAAATAGACGCCAGCCATTAGACCCAGTATTATTGAACCCAATATAGTCCAAGGGCTAACTAGAAATTTCTTTAAATGTGAGATCATGGTTATACCTTATAGTTACTTCTTAACAGGTTGACTAGCTTTGTATCGATCCATCAATCTTTTGCTATCGACATTTCCAAATTCATTTCTCACTACGAAATTAACTATCGTCAATAGATGAGTTGACTGATAGTTGACTGCAACTGCAATATTATCTACAGAATCAGATATAGTTACTGTCTTGGTACTGATTGCTGCTTCTGGATGTTCAAATGCGATCTTCTTAATTTCAAATTCATCCCTAAATCCAGCAGATATTTTACCACTCATTACATCTTTGATAACCATACCCCAATCGTCAGCAGGAACGAATGTAGCCTTAGGAAAATTGATTCTCGCAAATGTGTCATAACTAGAATTTCTCATGAAACTGATTCTACCATTGAAGTCACGTAGAACTTCATATGTTTCACGACCTTTTGAATTCTGGCTCAACCATAAACGATTGACAATCATTGCTTGTTTCAGTTTCAGATAAGGTGTGCTGAATTGCACGACAAGCAATCTAGGACCGGTTATAGACAGTTTACTTACTGCTATATCAGCAGCCCCCGATCTGACCTGTTCAACGACCTCAGAGAAACTTTCTGCATCCCTGCGAAATTGAACTGGAACCCCCAATACTGCTCCTATTCTATTTGCAATCTCTGCATCTAGCCCTTTTATATTGTCACCTTCACCACTAAAGAATGGTGGGGTATCTTTCTTGTACATACCTACGACTAGCAGATTTTTCTTTTTGATTGCTGCGATGTCTGGTGGTAATGGAATCGTAGATGTTGGAGATTGTGCATATGCACATCCTATCAGTACCATTGTCATGGAAATGAAACAAATTAGGTTTTTTATCATGATTTTATTGACTTTTTATGTTATCCATATTTATAGTTCTTAATTTGGTAAACAATTATACACTGGTGTATATCAAAATGTCAGTATACTTTTCATTGAGAATGATATATAATTGACTGTACTTTTAACTATGAGGAGTTGACATGAAGATCGAAGAAACATCAGTATTGAAATTGGTGACGGGTGAAGAAGTTATGGCTGAGGTCAATGAAGGAGAAAACTTCTTCGAATTGATCAATCCAGTTGGTGTTGCAATTGTAAGAGGTCCACAAGGTCAGCCTAGTGTAGGTTTCGCTCCTTTCCCATTACATGCAGAACAAAAGACTGGTAATAAAATTGTAATCGCTAAAGACAAGGTTGTATATCACTATCTACCATCAGAAGATTTCTTTGAAAACTACAACAAAATTTTTGGATCTGGTATCATTCTTCCACCTAAAGACCTGATCAAGGGCTAATGCAAAACTTCTATACAAACGTACAATCTGTAGGAAATTTCATTCTCTTTAGGGGTGTCGTTAATGGTAAACGAATCTCTAAGAGAATGGAATATGAGCCTCGCCTATACGAATTGGCAGGCAAACAAACTCCATTCAGAACAATTCACGGCGAGTATCTCCATGAATTCAAATTCGATTCAATCCGTGAAGCGCGAGATTACGTCAAGCAAAATGAAAATGTAACGAACAAAAAAATCTTTGGTAATACGAAGTATGAGTATTGTTACATTGCAGATAACTATATCGGTGATGTAGAGTGGGATCAATCGCTTATCAATATAGCATACATCGATATCGAAGTTGGTTCGGAGAACGGTTTTCCTAAACCCGAAGAAGCTTCTGAACCGATCACTGCAATCTGCCTGAAATATAGCAGGGGTCATACTTGGGTATTTGGATGCGGCGACTATGAAACCAAGGGCGATGAGATTTATGTCAAATGCAAAGATGAATATACGCTTTGCAAGAAATTCCTAGAAGTTTGGACTGAAAACTATCCAGATATCATCTCTGGTTGGAACATCAAGTTCTTTGACTTCCCCTATCTGATCAATCGATTCAAAAAGCTTTTATCTGAAGAGAATGTGAGAAAGTTGTCTCCTTGGAATTATATTCAGACTAGAACTACTGTTCTCATGGCAAAAGAACATACCGTCTATGATATGGTTGGTATTGCAATGCTTGATTATCTTGAATTGTATCGTAAGTATGCAGCAGGTGGCGCCTCACAAGAATCGTACAAGCTGGACAATATTGCATCTATCGAATTAGGCAAGAACAAGATTTCATATGATGAATATGATTCATTGCATCAATTGTATCGACTGAATTATCAGAAATTCATTGAGTATAACATTCAAGATACAAATCTTGTTGATGAATTGGAATCTGCATTGAATCTGATTCAGCT